TGCGTGGACTGCGCCATGATCTTTTCCCACTCAGCCACGCTTGTAGCTGAGCTGACTAGAACCTTGGCCTTGGCTTCGGCCTCTGCCTTGGCAACCGCGCCCTTGGATTTTGATTGTTCAACTTTGTTTTCCAGAAATGACCCGGCAAGTGAAGCAATTGGGCCGACTAATAAATTAAGCATTACTCAACCCCCAACACTTTGGACAAGCCAAAAACCTCAAGCATGATAAATGTAAAGAACAGCAACAAGATCGATCCAGCTATCAGCTTGCCGCTAAAATTGGTTGAGCCGATCTTGATGGCAACGAACTCATTGCCTAAAATTCTAAGCACAAGTTCAAAGCTGTTCTGCCCCACATTGACCTCAACCGGCTTTTTCTTTTCTTCAGTCATTTGGTTAGCATCCCATTAGGCAGCTTTCGGCATTGGTATCTGACCGGCTTGTGGCTTCGCATGTAGTGGTTGACATCGCCAGCCATCTCAAGCGCTCTGCGCTTGCAGCTTAGCTCTGTCTCAAACCACTGTTGGCTTTCTAAAATTACGCACTGTTCAATGTTCGCTATCAAACAAACTGTGACTAGCGCCTGCCACATCAGCGTGGCCGTTGTGCCTCTTTAGCCCGGCTAAATGCCGTAGCGCCCATAAAGGCCGCTACAATGCCCATGTTTGCCACAACGTAGGTTGACAGCAATGAGGTGACTAAAGGCACCCTGTCGGCGCTTATAAAGGGAAACACGACTAAGATAATGCTGATGGCACTAGCACCGACACTAACCCAGCAAATCAAGCGCTGTTGATCTTGAAGCTTGTCGTTGTTCTCAATCGTGATCTGGCGCTCATGCCGATCCAGCTCATCGTTGGTTATCTCTCCATCGTCATTGAGATCTGCCGGGTTGAGCTTGCTGTCAGCGGATAGCTTTTTCATAGGACTATTTCCTCTGCGCTGTTGGCTATTGCCGCAAACATAAAAATTAACAGCCCGATGACCACGACACACACGAATCCGATGAGCGCGCAAGTTTTAAGCGTGTCCTCAAGCTCTTGAGATTTACGAACCTTCTCACGCATCGCCGCCTGCCGCGCCGCTTTCTGTTGCCTAAGTGCCTCATTGTGATGATTCAAAATTTCTTGCCATGTGCTTGGTTGATCCGCTGGCTTTGGAAAGCGCATGTTAATTAGCTGAGAAATTTGAACCATCTCTTCATTCAGCTTTTTCGCCTCTAATACAGCATCAATACTGCCTTTAAAGGAAACATCTCCAACCCCAGCTTGTTCATTACGCTTGTCATTTAAAACCTTTTGAGCTGAGAACAATGTTGATATTTGCCCCGACAATTCTGATACCGATTGCACATCGTTAACCCGCGCCTTGATAAATGAGATTGCACTAGACGCAGCACTGATTGCCGCCAAAGCGGTGGTGATAGGCTCCATGATTTATCTCTGTTTTAGATGCGGTCAGCTACAAGCAGCACGATGAGTGCGGCTGCTTGGCCAATGAGGATATGCTCCAGCCGCTTGATGCGTAAGATGGTTTCTTTCCAACGCTCCGCGCACACGGCTTCATGTGTATCAATCTGGGCTTGTACAGATGCTGCGGTTGGCTTGCTCATCAAGCGTAAGGGCTATCGCCAAGCACAGCCGTATCCCAAGCTGCCTTGAGTGCAGCTATGTCTGAAGCACTGTCAATAGCAGAAGCGGCTGGCGCATCACGCAGGGCAGCTTTCTTGGTGACTGAGGCAGACTTTGCAGAGCTATCGTCAGCCTCTAACGCCTTCATATAGACAACATCCTCTGCCGCCAACAGGGGCGCGCGAACCTCGCGGATTTTGTCTTTAAAGATTGCTTTAGCAGCGGTCATATCTTCACTAATGACCTTGCCAGATAGTGACCATGCGTTACGAAAATTACGGTCTGATGGAACTGTTGCTTCAGACGCATCAATTTGATTACCGTCCTTATCAACGATGTAGGTGGTTGCCATGAGATTTCTCCTATGCGGCTATGTTATGATCTGTGGCTAATTCTTCAGTAATTTTCCAAGCGTTACGCCACTCACGACTGCTTGGTAACTGTTCCTTGCGGCATATCACCATCTTTGGTTTGTTGCCGCTATCCCATGTCTGCCACACAGACTGTGGGCAATCCTTCATTATGAGATATTCAATTGCTTCTTCTTCAGTCATTGCCGCGACTGGCTCAGTCTCATGCAGCAAATAACCTCTTGTGTGCTTCTTGAAGTCAGGCTGCGCTTCGTCCTTTGCCAACTCATGATACACCCACACTGGTGGCAAGATGCCACCTTGCAGCGCACACGCCATCCAGTTCGGGTCAGGCACAAGTATCTTGGCGCACTGATCAACGCTGTCTTCATACACCACACGATAGTCTGACTGATGCGGCTCAAGGTTTTCCTTTGCCCAGCATAGTCTGTCAAATAGCTTTGTGCCTTTGAATGATGGTGTCTGCATTAGGCAAGGTCTCCTAATTGATGAATATGTGTGCGAGGACAATCAGCATAAGAACCCTGTCCTTCGTTAGCTGTGCTAAAAGCTTCTGTCCCAGTTGCTAAAGCACCAATCCTAAATTCACCGCTATTATTCCCTTGACCTGTTCCACTGGTTTGACAGCATCCTGTAACCGCATAATTTACGCTTGAAAAGCTGCTAGAAAAATGGACTGTGTGCTGCCCTGTACCTTGGTCAGAAATGGAACTTGCATTAAAACTGTCATTAAAAGATGGTGTTCCACCGCTTACAGCTATTGATTGCCAAGCCTTCGCACTACCCTCGACAACATAGTTCGTGGTGATTGACCCTGCGGTTGAATGGGTCAATGTATCCGCTGCAATTGTACCAGCCATTATGCTAAATCTCCGTGTACTGACATCATATTATATTTTGCATCATAACCAGATCCGCCAGTGTTAATGCTTCGGACAAAAAAGTTGGAGGTTGTTGGAACCTCCTCAAGAACCCCATCTGTGTGCATAGAATAACCCGCCGCGCTGGCGACTGAGTAATTCATTGAATATGACCCGTATGCTGCATAATAAATATTGTTCATTAAATTCGAAAAATTTGTGTCAAATTCTGATGTTGAGTTGTCTACAACTGAGCTTATGTTAAAGCTATCCCTAACTGTGTTAGCAATTTGATCATAATTCAAAAAAGCCTTCGCCAAGCCACCCATAACATCTGTTGATGAGCCAGATAGACCAGCAATATTCGTTACTTTTAATGTACTCACGCTAAATCCCCTAAGATTGAATGAGATGCATACGCTTGGTCAGAATAACCGTCACCAGTTAATCCAACCATCCTAGCCACGCTTGTGCTATTTAAACTTCCCCCATTATAACTTGAGTTTTGAATAATGGCTGACCCACCGCCGCCGCCAACGCTTGATACACTTCCATAGCTTGCATAAGTAGCATTACTCATATTGTTGGCAAGTGAGAAAGCCGTTCGGCCCGGACCGCCGTCCGTTAAGCTGCTCGTATTGAAGCTGTTATATGTGGTGTGCGTTCCTGTTTGCTCAAAGCTAGCGAACTGTTTCGCCGCACTCTGTTTAGTCAGCGTGGCAGGGCTAGTGCCGTCTGATGCTACAATTGTATCTGCTTTAATTGTACTCATTATACCACCGTCCAAGTTTCTCCAGTGCCAACTGTCACAGTAACACCAGTATTGATTGTTATTGGTCCAGCCGACATTGCGTTCTTGCCATTTGTAATTGTGTAGTTTGTGGTTACTGTTTGACCGTTTTCGTAAAAGATTTGGTCAGAGCCACCGCCTGTTGCGCCAGCCGAAATGCCTGTCAAAGATGACCCATCACCAGTGTAGCTTGTTGCCGCTACAGTGCCAGCCACTGTTATGCCAGTGTTGCTGGTGTTTAGCTTTTCAATATTATTGTAGTAAAGCCTTACCTCACCATCGTCCTGAATAATAATACCATTTTCACCAGATTTGGCTTGAATATATATATCGCTGCCATCATCGCCATCAACATTATTGCGGATATATAAAATGCCATCGTTGTTATCAATAAAAGCGTTTGTGCCGTTGTGATAAATTTCTAAATCACCGCCAACACCGCCAAATAATGCTTTGTTATTTTGGCCAAAATCGATATCGCCAGTCACCGAACCACCAGTGGTCATCAACGCACCAGCGGCAGTTACATTTGTGGTATCTGTTACATCTGCACCAGCCTCAATGCCAGTTAGTTTGGTCTTCTCAGCATCAGTAAAAGCGTTGGTGTCTGCTTCGGCCTCATAAGCTGCCTTGATTTCTGAACCTGTTTGGTCAGCCGTTGCATTAGCC